TGTAGTAACAGTTGTTGGAGCAGTAGCGTATGATGTTGGAGTGTTGCTCAAAGAACGTCTTCCATACCAACGCTGTAATTCTTGCTGATACATAAATTCGTCCATCATCATTTGCTCTTTAGTAAAGTACCATAAACGATGTCCATTATTTTCAATCCACATAATATCTGTAATATCTTTACCAGTTACAGAAATCTTCTTACGAGAAGTCGTAAGATAGTTTTTGTAAGTAGAAGGATATACATAGTTTTCGCCTACATCAGCTCCGTTAGAACCGTTAGGGAATGCAGAGCCAATAGATGCAAAGATAGCACCAGCAGCAATATCTGTTTCTAATAAAGGATTGTTTGCACCGTCAATCATTTCGATTTTAATATCGAAAGATGCAGCAGTTACAGCAATACCATTACCTGAAGCAGCTTGTACTGCAGAAGGAGTTGGATCTTCTAATACAAGACCAACAGCTCCTGATTGGAATCTCACCATATCAAATTTGTTTAAGAAATTTGGTGTACGATCTGAAGTAGAGTCACCATCACCTCTTAAAAAAATTACATTATCTACAGCGTCAGCAGCATCTAAGATGTCACCTGTTGAAGTTGTAGCAGCACCAGCACCTGAATCAGAAGCTACGAATGTTACACCATCCGTAGAAATCCAACCAGCTGAGAATGTTGGTGCATTATAACGTCCCATTACTTTCCACTCAAAAGAGTTATCTCCTAGGACTTTTTCACTTGCAAAACGACCTGTTCTTTCTAAAAGAAAAGTCGCTGAGTAACGAGGATACTGTTGAATCAACGTTCTTGCAATCTCTGGGTATTGCAATAGTGCTGTGTTCAAGGCATTCTCGGGAGTAGTTCCAGAACCATAAGTTCCAGTATACAATTTAGCCATTTTTTTTAAATTTATTAATTAAACACTATTTTAAATCCAGAGTAATTTTCACGTAACCTTGGGCATCGCCCGATTGTATTTGTAAAGTTACTCTCTCATAAACGCAGCAGGATCAAATCCACTCGACTTTGTTGCAGTCGTTGGTCTTGTCTTGCTACTAAGACTAGGTGAGGTAATTTCATTTAATATTTTAGCCTTACCATCTTCTAGTCCTTGGGAGCGCAAAATCTTAGCAAACTTGTCTTTAAATAACATAAACATCGCTACCTCCGAAGCATTGTCGTGAGACTTCCAGATATCTTCAGCCATTTTTCCTGACGTAATATATTTGTAAGCTTCTTGCGCTTGACCTTTAGTCACTGTACCACCCATAAATGTTTGTAGTGATTTTAAGTGACCTTGTAATTCTTTTTTATTTCTCTCTACTTTTTCTTTATTAGTCAACTCTTCTTGTTGCTTTTCTTTCAAGAATTTTTGTTTCTCTTGTTCGATAGCATTATTAAGTTGTCTTCTAATTCTATAAGCTTCTCTTTTTAATACACCAGAATCTTCCATCTTATCAATAGCTTCTTCTATTTCAAAGTCTTCCATTCCGTCTGTTTTCATTTCAGCACCAATTAATTCTCTATCATTATAAGATAAATATGAATTTAACTTATCTAACATTTCATTTTTTGGTTGCTCTATAAATGGTGAATTAAGAGCTTTTATTATTTCTTCTTTACCATTAGCACTAATACCTAATTCTTTAGATACTCTTGCCCAATCTATTTTTCCAGATTCTTCAACGCTTTCATCTTGCGTACTAGGCTGTGCTTCAGCAGGCGCGTCCCAATCTTCGTCAGATTCTTGGACTGCCTCTTCTTGTTTCTCAACTTCAATGTTGTCCCAAGAAAAATTATCAGCATTTTTAGTTCGCTCAACTTGTTCAGTCGTTTCTTCCGCCTTATCTGCTGCTTCTTCATTGTACTTGCCTTGAAATTGTTCCATCATTTGATCTGTAGCAAATGCTAATGGATCAAACTTTTTTTCTTCAGTTGATTCAACTGGAGTTTCTGTTTGTGTTTCTTGTGGAGTTTCTTGTGTTGTCTCTTCTACTAAGTTTGTTTGTTCTTCTGCCATAATTTAAAATTTTTGTCCCTAATTTGCAAATATACTAAGAATTTTTAATTGTATCTTGTATTTTTTGCGCACGCTGTGGTGACACAGCTTCATTCTCAGCTTTGGACTGTTCTTTATTTAATGCTACTTGAGAATCTTTTTGTGCTTTTTTTTCTAAAACTATTTGTTTGTTTTTAACTATGTGAGCAACATCTGATGTTTCTCTTGCTAGATCATCTTTCATATCAGCAATTTTAAGATCTGTTTCAGCTTGTATTTGTGCAACCTGAACCTTAGCTTGATTTTTAACCTCTTCTAATTGTACTTGTCTTTCAAATGCAGCTTGATCAGATTGTGCTTGCGCTTCTAATATAGCTTGTTGTTGTTGGGCTTGTTCTGCTTGTTGCTTTTTAATTTCTTCCATAGCTCTTTCAAGTATGTGTTCTGCCTCAGTAAATGTATCTGCTTTCATAACTTTTATAATATCAAGCAATGTAGCCTGTCCACCCTGTAGTGCTGCCTGTGCAATACCTTGTAGTTGTTGACGCATAGCATCATCTTTACCAGAGTCTCCTATAAATATACCGTAGTCTTGTAGAGAAATTTCAGGCATAACAGATAAAAACCTAAAAGCACCATCTCCTAATATAAAAGATGCTTTTTTTCCATTTGCCCAACATACCTTCATTAAATCACAAACTCTTTCAAACACACGCTTCTTAACCATAGCGTGTGAATAAAACAAGCTTTCTGTTATTGTAGCAGATTGCACAACGCTACGCTGAACATTACCAACATACTCGTATTGTCCTACTGCACCTTCACGCTGAGGTGATACACCTGAAATTTGTCCAGCAGTTTGTTCTAACATCATCTTAAGATTAATAAGCTGTTGTACAGAATTAGATAATGTAAAATCTATTTGCTGAAATTGATTAAATGATTGTAATTGATTTCCCTCATCTTTAGAATTAATAGGTATTATACCATCTGTTTTTAAATGATACAATACAGTTTGCATGTCCATACCTAAATTGGTAGGAAGTTGTGAGACATCATAAACTACTGCTTTACCACCTGAACGAGCCATAGCTAACTCTATTTGATACATTACGATGTTGTAAAGCATCTGTATATTCTTTAGTAAATCTACCATAGATATAGATCTACCAGTAGTATTGTTTCTTACACAACCTACATATGACAGTTTAGTTGTACCTGCATCATCAACAGATCTTATTTGATTAGGTCTTCGTCTTGCTCTTACTAATATTTTGCCACCTATTTTTGTAGCTTCCCAAATATCATCTACATATCTTGTAACAATTTCTTCAGACTTTCTTGCTCTATAATCATCTGGAACTTGTTTCATAAATGGTCTTTCAGGATTAAATTTATTTTCTGATACTTTGAATTTAAGAGCCTTAATAGATTTCCATTCTACTGATACTACCCGTATCTTTACCTCTTGTCCTTCTTGATAATCAATCCAATCAAATGGATCATTGTATCTAGCTAAATCATCATACCCACCTATTTGATACATAGCTGACAACTCCTCAAGTTGTTCTCTATCTAACTCATCTCTAAACTCATCTAGTATTTCGCTATATGATAAATACCTTTCTTCTCCCACCCAAGACGAATCATCAAGATAATCAGAAGACGCATTTATTTCGTATACTATATTTCTAGGATCTACACGTCTAACAAATGGATCACCATTGTGATCATATATTTTATAAAACTCTTTACCTGTTACAAGCATGTCTCTAAATCCTTCCTTGAATTTATCTCTATAGTTATGCTTTTGTATTAAATACTCCAAACCATCTTGGGCTGTTTCTTCTACCATTTCTCGATAGTTATACCTCATATATAAATCAATATCTTCAGGCACTTCTAATTCTGTGACTGGTGGTATCTCTATTCCTGTAGCTTCTTGAAAATCTTTATGTATATCTTGTGTTAATTTTTTCATAACAAGATTTACTTTAACATCTTCTTTTCTAAGAACAGCCTCTTTATTTGTGGTAGATACTTTTATATCAAGCGGTCTTCGTAAATCTTCACCTACAAGCAAGTCAATTTTTGGTGATATAATTGGATAGTTTACTAAACGAGCAGGATATGCCATACCATATTGCTCTGTTATATATTTAAAATCTTCTAAGTCTAAAGTGCCGTTATATATATTGTAGTTTTGTATATCGTTTAGTCTTGAATTTTTATATGGCGATTCTACATACGACATATAGGCTACTACTGCACTTACCCATTGATCTGCCCACTCTTCTGTTTTTTCTGACTCCAACACAAACTGTGGCGGAAATGATGATTGACTTGAATTGTACATTATCTAATTAATTTTGGTACTCCGTTTCTGTCTAACTTATAATATTTAAAACCTATATCTGCTTCTTCTGCTTGCACTTCTTTTGCTTGTATTCTATAATTATCTACATTATGAATCAAGCATAAACCAAACGCAATAGCTCGGTCTGTGTTTTTGGTTCCATAATTTGCTAACTCATCTATCAAATCTAAAAACCAAATATCTTCAGCATTCTCTCTAATGTAGTCGTCCATTAAATCCTCCATTAAAGATTTTACTTGTTTATTCATGTGCACCCCATACCTGTTTCTAGTTTTAGTTCCAGGGTTATGTGCAGACTCAGGTTTTTCTTTCAAATACTTCAAAGCATTCATTCTTTTAAAATAATCAAGAATACCTATTTTAGTATATTCCACTAACATTTTAGCATTATAATACATAGCTAATTTCAAACAACCATCCCAAAAATCTTCCTTTTTTTCTGGTCTATCTGTATATTCTGCTACGACATAATCACTAGCATATTCCGTGTTTACAAATCTACGATAAATTATTGCACTTCCCAAAGAGTCTGATGCTCCTGCTTTATCTTGATCATATGAGTCAATACCACCTATATCTAAATCTTTATATTCTGGTGCTGGATGCTCTAAAATTTTATATGGACCATCAGGATGTGGTCGCCATCTTACCATAAAGTTTTCTTCATTATCAAAATCCCAATCTAAATATCCTGACTGAACTTGACTTCTGTAATCTTTACTAGCTAATATTCTTGATCTTTGTGCATTTAAAAGAGAGTTGTTAAATCTTGCTGTCTTGGTATTTAAAAATGCTTCTTGTATAGTTAAAGGGTAGTTTTGTATATGCAAGTTATATGCATCTCTATCTCCTGAATTTGTTATTGTTTCTCTTTCTTCTAACAATACTGACTCTGCTTCTTTAACTTTTTCTTCTCCTGTGCTAATATCAAAGTATCCGTAATATGCTCTTGACGCTGGAATAAACATAGGTATAAGATTATAAGCTTCTGCTTCATAATACATATCCATAAAGTCTTTTGATGCTTTACTTATGTCACCACCTGTACCACCTACAACAGGAACTCCAAACTGTAAGTTACCATCCATAAAACATGCTTTGGATGACATATAGGCATTCTTTAAATGTTTAAACTCACCAGCTTCTTCAAATACCATAAGCGATACACGCTCACCTTTAAATACTTCTGGATTATCCATTGTTCTACATATTACTGTAGATTGATATCCACCAACCTCCCACTTACCGTCTTTGTTTTTTTGTTTATATCCAGAGCGGAGTATACCATCTGTATCTTTTAATATAGAGTGCTTAAAGTTAGGATGTAATCCATTCAAACCTTTTTTAGTTTTATCAAAGAATGCATCAGCCGTAGCTTGTAAACCTGCAGCTATACCTACATCATTAAACGGGAAAAATGTGTACTCGTGCGCTATCATACCAGAATTCATATAACTAAATCCCTTATCCCTAGCTTTGATAACAATCATACCTTTACCTTCTTCTTTGCAGGTTTGAAACAAATCAAAGTATTCGTGGTCCATTTGTCTGTACCATGGACTAATTAAAGTTTTACGAGAACCTTTAGTACCATCATTACCAAGTATTTTATAGTAGTTAAGATAAAAGTAATACTTACCAGAAATTTTTTTCATGCCTTTTGGCTTGAATCCATTTATACATCTATCAAGCTCTTGTTCCCAATATTCTTGATAAGCTACTGACTCAGGATTTAAATCAGGATGTCCATTGTTTACAACAGGTCTATATCTTTGTGAATCTTGTTTTGCTTTTGGCATTTATCTTAAATTTAAGGTCGCGCCTCTTTTTAGGCCATCATCGCATGTTACAATAATATTTAAGGTGTAGCCAGTTTTTGGGGTACCTTTAACATCAAACTCCATAGATGTATTAGCTGTTGTTAATCCTTGACTTACTTTAGCTGTATTAGCTGTAATAGCGCTAGCTTGTGATGCACTTATTGTAGTAGTATTGCCTGCCAATGCAGTAGTGCTTGACGTTCCTAACTGTAGTAAAGATGTGTTTCCTTCTAAAGCTTTACCAGAACTTGTTCCAAATCCAGGAAATGTTGTCTTTGCAGTATTTGCCGTTATAGCGTTAGCTTGTGATGTAGTAATGCCTGTTTTAGATGTATTTGCATTTATAGCATTTATCTGATCCTGTGTAGCACCTACTGTATCATCTGAATTATTTGTAACAGATAAAACAAGCATAGTAAGTATAGATCTAAGACTTTCTAAATCTATCTCTTTATCATATGATTGTTTTCTACCTGAAAAAAAAGTATTTTGAAAAAGATCTTCTATAGCGTCTAAAAGCTCTGCTCTAGTTCTTTTATCATCATCAGCAGGTTCTACTTTAGTAAGAGTGACTCTAGGAACTTTAGTTCTATGTGTATTTCTTACCTCAGTATCTTTGTAGTCTTTTTTAAAATTAGCCATACTTCTGCTTTTTATACCCTGCTATTTTACCTAAACCAAAAGGATCGCGTGGATCTTCTTTAGCTGCTAACTTAGCATGATACTCCTCGTCTAAGTTCACACCGTGAATAGACTGAGAGTACCTGCTTAGTTCCTTTGCCTTTTTAAAGTCACCTTCTTTAAATAGTTTGTTAAATCTATAGCGAAGGTATTGTAACTTTGGTGGCTGTTTTTTAGCCATTAGTCATGCTGCATTCTGCCGCCGCCAGGATACATAGATCCTTTTTTCATCATGCCTCCACCAGGATAGTTCATCTTGCCACCCTTCATCATCTTCTTCATCATCTTACCGCCATACATAAAATCTTCATCGGCCTTCATCTTACCACCCATAGCCATAAAGCCCATTTTGTTTCGTACGTCTGTAGGAAGTTTAGCAAGACCAGGATTCTTTTTAGCATCTACTGGTTTCATTTTACCACCCATAGCCATTTTTTGCATACGACCTCCGCCAGGCATATTTTGTTTTACCATATTGTTATTAGCCTTAGCTTTACGCATATGACCTCCACCTGGATACATTGATTTCTTTTTCTTTTTCATTTTAATTAAAATTATTATTACGTAATATTTTCTTGAATATCTTTTTTATTTTCAAGAAATGATAACTTTTTGTTCCCAACTATCTTTTGACGCTCACCGCGTCTTTCGATTGCATCAACAAGAGTTTGTCTTGTCTTATATATTTTTTCAATCCCTATCATTATTTTTTGCAGCCCTTCTGCAGTATCTTCGTTTATGTGCATATTGTTCATATACTCAGTAAACTGACTAATCTTGGTGTTAAAAGCAATTAACTGCTCGTCCAAAGGATCAAACTGTAATTGCTTATACTTATCTATGGCTGCTAAAATCTCTGGTCTTTTTTCACCATACCATTCATACTTACCATATAAGTCTCTACTAACAGCTTTTTTTCTTTCTGATTCAGTAAAGTGTCTGTAAGGACTATCGTAATCACAG